CGGGAGATGGGGCTGGTGTCGGGTTTTTACTTCAAGACCATTTACGATGCGCCTCATGTCGAGGATGCCGGATGGAAAACGGTACAGGCGAAGTGGAAGGATGGGGAGATGCATGTAGCATGACCTACTGCCCACTTCACAGGCGTAACGGAGCGCATGGTATGGAGCCGTGTTGCAGATATTGCCGAAACAGGGAGGAATGATGTCATGCTTCAGTTGTCGTATGAACAGATCAAGAGTATGTGGCGGATCGTCCGGACTGTGTGGCAAGGCGTGTCCTGGTTACGTGCCAGAAAAGGAGGGGGGAGATGAAAGTAGCCTTTCGTAAAAAGTGCCACACGATCTATGCAAAGATTATCTGCTTTTGGACATTTGGCAAGTATTCCCATTCGGAACTTGTCTTCTCGGATGGCAAGAGTTTTTCCGCTGACGAGTCCGACGGCGGGACCCGCTGGAAAGATTCCATCATGAGTCCTGACGAGTGGGACTTCATCGATATTCCTTGTAACAAAACTCAGGAAAAGGAAATCCGCAAGTTCTGCGAGGGGGAAGATGGCCTGAAATACGACATGATCGGCATCGGCTTTTCCTTTCTCCCTATTCCTATTGGCTGGCAGTCGGCTGAGAAATGGTTTTGCTCTGAGTTATGCGCGGCGGCGTTGCAACAGATCGGCTACCTGGTCGGTTACACTCCTTCGAGGATCAGCCCGAACAAGCTCTATTCCCTGTTGAAAAGTGAGCGGCGGCTTCGCATCAAGTCGTTGCCGTTATCGTGAGGACAGGAATGGCATGTTTTAGTTTCTGGCGAAAACCTATAATAGCGGCGGGGCTTATTTTACTTTCCGGCTGCGTCGGATTGGGTAGCCGCAAATCCTCTATTGAATATTCCGATGGGCGGTGGGTGAAAGTCCTTTGCCAGAGCGACGGGCGCTGCGTGGTTAAGCCGGACGGTACTGTTGAGGTAGACAACCGGGGGCCACTTGGTCAGGTGTGGGCGGCTGGTACGGCTTCAATAGGGAAAATATACGACAAAGTGGTAAAGGAAGAGGCGGTGGTGAAATGAGATGCGCGATAACTGCAATATTTCTATTGGTAGCTACCTGTGCATACGCCGAATGGGAAGGCTTTGGATATAGAGGCGAGAGTGCGTGCGATTATGTAAAGGTGACAAAGGTGCTAAACAAGGGCGATGAATCGTGTGCTCATGATTGGGTTGCCGAACCGTTAGGGGCTGGTTTTCACGCTATCCCTGCCGTGTATTGTGAGTGCGGTTGCGGAGATGGTGGAATCAACAAGATTTGCCGTAAGTGCCTACGCAAAATCAATGAAAGCTTAGAGGGCAGTGCTAAACGGCGGTCAGAATCCGAATACAGCAAGCTAAACCGGCTGATTGGAGACAAAAAATGAGAAAGCCCGACAAACTCAAAACGAAAGTAGCGTCATCCATCTCCGGCGCTACGGGCATGGCAGCTATCCCGGTAGGCATGGGCATGATGGATTGGCGTGTCATTGCAGGAAGCGCGGCAGCGGGAGCAGTGGCCGGGTGGTTTGGTGTCGATCTGGCGAAAAAGGTTAAGGGGATGAGGAAACCATGAACGAATCATTCAGATACGACAAGGGACTGGGAGATGCTGCGATTTACATGAGGCTCCTGAATAGTACAGGCGAGTTCTACGACTTCCTGGCTACGTCATTTGTCTCTGTTGAAACTGCCAACTGCCAACTCTTGATGACGGAGTTTCCTGACAGTTCAACGGAACAGTCCTGGTACTATGTGACCTTCGATTCTCCTGCCGGGGGGCCGTTTGCTATCGAGATTGTCCTTGTCTCGACTGGTGAAGTCATCGGTTACGATACGGTTTTCTCTTCGACTGAAGCAAGCGAAGCCGGGGAAACGTCTATCGGGGATCTGCTGGACATCGTTATCGGAAGATTTGCGAAAATCAACAAGCCGCCGATGATTGACTTCCTCACTGCGGCCAACATGACGATGGACATCATCTACCGCAGACTGATGACGAAGAAATCGGAACTCATTTTGGGGTCTTTCTCTCAGGCAGTCTTAGCGAATGCGTCAACCGTGACCCTGCCGACTGATTTCCAGGGGTTTTTCGAGCGTCCCTATATCTCAGGGTCAACTTGGCATCTCGACCCGTTACCTGGCGGATATCGCGCTTCCTTGACGACTGCCGGCAGACCTCAGTTTTACGAACTGAGGGGAACGACGATGACCCTCTTTCCGACGACAAGTGCTGCAATAACCATCGTCGGTCAGTATTACAAGAAGCCGGTCAAGTTTACCGCGTTGACCAACGTCATTCCCTACAACGGTATTATTGATAACGTCCTTCAGGAAGGCATCATCGCAGTCGGTATGACCGGGATGGGCGCGTTACTCGATGCTCAGTTTCAGGCAATAATGAGCAAGATGATTGACGAAATCCTTGCCTTCCGATCTCCGAGAACGGTCAGGTTCCACTACACCTATGAGAACAGCCAACGTATGCGGGGCGCACACCCTGACTACTTCAACGTATGAGGTAACTAATGGCGACGATTACCGCAGAATCAGTGATGAACAAGGCGCGAAAGATCCTCAACGATGCGGGGTCTGTCAGGTGGGACAACGCTGACTTGTTAGGTTGGCTCAACTCAGGTCAGAAGGAAATAGTCCTGTACAAGCCGAACGCGAATACCGAGACTGCCGTAATAACTTTGGTCGAGGGAAGCGTTCAGGCTGTCACCGGTCTTCAGTTCATCAGGATCATCAGTAACGTCGCGTCAAACGGGACGACAGCAACCAGTGTTCCAAGCCCGGTTGAACAGTCAGTGTTGGATGGACTCTACCCGAATTGGATGGCGGCGACCCCGAACACGACTCCGAAATATTACTGCTTTGATAGAAAACTGCTCAAGACGTTCTTTGTCTATCCGCCGCAACCTTCGCCTCCCGGTAAGGTCAGAGTCCTTCAGTCGGTTGCCCCTACGGTGATTCTCATCGGGAACATTTCTTCTGGAACGATTCTCGATGACATCTACGAAACACCGTTGATCGATTACATCGTCTACAGAGCCTTGTCTGAAGATACCGAAGTTCTTGACGCTGCCAAGAGTGACGCGTTTTTCCAGAAGTTTGTCGCGGCAATGGGCGGGAAGGCTCAAGCCGAAACCATTGGAGAGATGAATGCGAATTAGGCTAAAGCCTTTTGGCGGGATCATTCCGAAAGCCGACCCTCACTACCTCCCTGACTCAGCGGCAGTGACGGCGCAGAACTGCAAGTTCACGTCGGGTTCTCTGGAAGCGTGGAAGAATCCCCTGACGGTGAATACGCCTTCGAAAGTCGGGACGAAGACCAGCATCTATCTCTATGAAGGCCAATACTGGCTGCATTGGGTGGATCTGGATGTAAACGTTGCCAAAAGCCCCACGACCACCGACGCATTCAAAAGGATCTACTGGACTGGCGATGGCGCTCCAAAGATGTCAGTCTTGGATGCGATAGTGACCGGAGGGACGGCCTACCCGAATAACTCCTATCTTTTGGGTGTCCCGGCTCCTGCGATGGCCCCGACTGTGACTGTGACCGGGAGTATCACCGACCCTGACCCGACACTTGTAGAGTCTAGGGCTTACGTTTATCGGTACGTCTCGGCCTATGGTGAAGCTGGTCCTCCGTCGTCTGCTTCCGTGACGGTTGACGTTGCTCCCGGTCAGAGCGTCGAAATTACCAACATGAGCGTAGCCCCGGTTGGAAACTACAATATAGCGACGAAGGAAATCTTCCGCTCTAATACAGGAAGTTCCGATACGGCTTATCAACTGGCTGGTTCAGTCGCGGTGGCGACAACGACTTTCTCTGACACGGTAGACTCAGCAGACCTTGGAGAAGTCCTTGACAGTCTGTTGTGGGACGTTCCACCGACTGACTTGAAAGGGTTAATTGCTCTCCCGAACGGGTGTCTCGCCGGCTACTCAGGAAATGAACTCTGCTACTCTGTTGCCTATCAGCCTCATGCGTGGCCGTTGAATCAGAGATGGCCCGTCTCTGACGAGATCATGGGTATCGGGGCGTATGGGATGACGGTGCTCGTCACGACAGACGGCGCTCCCCGTATCGCCACCGGTCAAGACCCGACTGATGTGACGATTGAGAGACTTGAAAACGGCTATGCCTGCACCTTAAAACTCGGTGTTGTGGATATGGGCTACGCTGTCGCTTATCCTTCGACCGGAGGCTTGATGTCTGCCGGCGTCAACGGGGTGGAACTGATTACCAGGGACATTCTTTCCAAGGACGATTGGCAAGCTCTTGGTCTGACGAAAGCCTACTTCTACGGTGGTCTGTATATCGGTTTCGGGACGACGACTTTCATCTTCAATCCCGCTACCAAAGACCTGGCGACTCTCTCCGGAATAACGGCGACGGCTGGTTATCATGACCCCGCGACTGGCGAACTCTACCTCATGGTGGGAAGTAACATCGTCAAGTGGGATGCCGGGGTGGGGTATCTGACCTATACCTGGAAATCGAAACCGTTTGTCTCTGAGAAACCGATCAATATGAGTTGCGCAAGAGTCTATGCCGACAGTTACCCGGTGACGCTGAAAGTCTACGTAGACGGGACTTTGAAGCATACACAGACCGTCGCCAATAACCTGGTCTTCCGCCTGCCTTCAGGCTTTCGTGGCACTGAAATCTCGGCGCAAGTGGAAGGCACTGTCAACGTCTATGCGGTGGACATTGCCGAAAGCGTGAGTGAGATGAAATGAGTCTACCCGACCTCCCTACCATACCGTCGAGTCAGGAGCCGAATACCAAACGGGCAATCGACATGCTGCGCGTCCTCTTTAATTCTCTCAAGAAGAAGGGGGGCTTGGTAGCGGTAAACGACTTGGTAGACGCGGGGCTGGTTGATTCCTCTCTTCAGGCGACCGGCTCAGAATATGACGGCGCAATTCCCCCTGCTATAGTCGGTCTGACGGCGACAGGGGCCTTTAGAACCATCATCCTTGAGTGGGATGCGGTGAACTTTAGAAACTACTCCTACATCGAAATTTGGCGCTCTACGACTGATGATTTAGGAACGGCGGTCAAGATCGGTACGACGACGGCAACGCTTTACTCTGACCTCCCCCCTAATGCGTCTCTAGCCGTGACCTATTACTATTGGGCGCGGGTCATCAGCCGGTCCAATATGATTGGACCGTTTAACGCGACAGCCGGGACTTCCGCGACGACTGCCAACGACCCTGCGTATGTCATTGAAATTCTCGAAAACCAGTTGACCGAAAACGAACTGTACGGAGATTTGCAAAGCCGAATCAATCTCATCGACACGACCGGGACGGGTCTTATCGACCGGATGGTTTCTGTCGAAGCGGGGGTGGAGACGGCCCTTGCCAACGGGATTTCTACCGCTCCTTTTGACGAGAATGATACCTACATCGTCGGTGCTTTGGTTTCCTATGACAACTCAATCTATAAGTGCATCCTTGAAATCAACTCGACCCCAGCTCCGATTCCGACGAACGAGACGTATTGGGTTCTGATTGGAAACTATGCGACTCTGGCAGACATGGTTTCGGCACAGGCAGCAAGTCTGGTGTCTCTGGACAGCGAAGTAGATGGTATCGGGAGCACCGTTGCCGCGCATTCAGGGTACATCACGGCGCTGGAAACGACCGTCAATGATCCAGCTACCGGAGTCGTAGCGACTTCAGGAGCCTTGACTACGCTGACTTCAAGAGTGACGAATACCGAAAACACGAACATCTCTCAGGGTTCAGCTATTACGGCGCTTGAGTC